CCCGTGGATCTGTATATAAAGAATATATACCGATAGAATTATTTTTACATATTAATCATCACCAATTGTTTTAAGCCCCCCGAAGGATTGGTGTGCAATGTGATTATATGGAACTTAACGTAGATTTTATAAAATTATATTTGAATTTTTATTTGTTTTTATATTTTATAGATTATCAGACATAATAGCTGAAAAACCGAAATTGTAAGGGTAAATAGAGGAAAATTAGTAGTCGTCAGGTAACTGAACGACTTCGATATCAATTATGCTAGCACTAGGGTAGAGACCTCCAGCTGCTATGGCGAAGGTCGCAAACGTGGTTTGGAATGGAATTGTAATCATGGCAGTGTACGTAAATGCAACGGAATTAACACCGTCCACAGGGACTTGCGCCTCAGGTTCAGTATGATTTTCCAGGCCATAATAATAAGTACAATTGGTAAGAGCCCTATTACCCAAAGTAATAACTTGAGTAGTTCCCTTCCAACGTACCATAATATGATACTTACCAGCATGATTAGGTGGAAATGAAATAGTGGTACCAGAAACAGTGATCCCAATCAAATCATATGATGCAGTTTGAATGGAACCAAACGGTAATGCTGCTGTAGCTCCGGATCTGGAGTAAAGCGCAAATTCACTGGCCAAACCAGTAGAACTTATCATGTGGGGCTTATAAAATTCGACATCATATGAAACCCATAACTCTCCAACGGTGGCAGTGGCTTGTGACCCAACAGTAGCGACAGTAACTTTGCCTAGATCATAGAGCTTAGCATCCTGTCCAGAAGGTACAGAACCAGTCCTGATGTATTGGATTGGTATAGTAGTCATAGAAGAATCACATTCAACAGGGAGCAGAATGTCTTCAGATGGTTTCCCATCAACAGCCCACATCTCATTAAGGATTTCTTGTTTGGATGTGAAAGCACTGGCATCAGTACGGTATTGAACAGCAAGAGCAACAGTACCTAATGCAGTATTAGTGGAATTTAAAGCATTAGCACTAGTACTCTTAAATTCAAAAACCAATCCTTTAAATTTATATTGCTGGAAAGCGCGAGCTAACTGAGCAAGATAAGGAAAGGTATCATCCAAACCTGGATTAAGGTAAAAGGTATTGGATGTATATACTGTGGTGGAGTTAATGTCACCTATAAATTCGCGATGTCGGAATCTAATAGCTTCATTACTACCATTAACTGATGGTACTTGTTTTGAAATTGTACCATTCCATATAGAGTTCTCACGCACATTATAAGCACCAGCACCAAATAATTTACTAATAAATCTGCCAGCAGTATCACCTGCAACCGAACCTAAGCTGGATAATGCAGATGAAAATGTTGGTTTGTTTTGGCGATTTGGTGGTCTAGGGTACGGACGTCCACTATTACGTTTACGTTTATTAGTGGGAATTTTCTTTTTACTTTTGTTTTTATTATTAACCATTTGTGATCTGTGTATTGGATCCAACCAGATCAATTGGACTGTACATCATAGGGAACATGTAGTCTGAGCCGTGCAGTCTCTCGGCATTTTGTTTAGCACGGAATTATTAAGCATAAGCACCGTTTTGGTCAATTTAATCCCTATAACCCAATGGGCATTAAAATACAACAGGGCAGCCCAATCCCTGAGGGTCTATATCAATTAAATAGTGAACCAATCTTGAAACCCTAATGGACAGGTCTCGAAATTCATTGTCAAATTATCATAATAGTTCTCGATTTCACCTTGCATATAAGAGTCAATACCATACGCAGCGTAAAAACTATTGCGATTGGAATCGGAAACCGTACACACATGATCGTGCATACGCCTAGAAAGCCAGTACAACGAACCATACCTGTCTTTCTCTCTTATTTTAACATGTTCATCACACTTAGAGCTACGTATCAAACAATTGTAGAATGACTGGAATACTGGCACACCACCAGACATTGACAACCCACATTTACCAACATTGCTCATCCAAAACCTTCTATGTTTTGCATATAGCCGTGGTTCTAAACATGTAGCATCTTTAGACAAAGCTACACGCGGGTCGCGGATCATTCTACATTCACCGCCAATCATAACTGGATGTGTCTGACAAAAAGATATTTCCTCCATGGTCGTGATAGGATCTTCAACAACCATTAGAAATCCCAGTGATTTGGCAAATGCTTCAAACTGGGAAAATTTGTGAAAATCACATCGTTCTAAAAATAACGTACAATCATCACCGTTATTTGCAAGTGAATATTTATCTATTTTCATACGTTCACAGTAGGAATAGACCATCCCACACATAATAATAGAATTACCGAGGGAGGTGTTAACATCACCAGACATCCTCGAACCTGCCACTTTATATCTCAGCTTTCCATTACGGGCGCTACCGAAAGCATTATTCTTAAGTTGAAGTGACAGGAGGTACCGTAACAAACTTTTATCTACACCACGGTAAGCATGTAAATATATAGAATGCTCAAACTCGAGCATAGCAGTAGATACATGTTGATCAAATCGTGTAGCGTCAAAGGAAATCGCAACTGGGTTAGAGAATAAGTTCCATTTTGAATAAAAAGCAGCACCTTGCTCCAACGAATTCATACCTTTAAACACTGTAATATCACCAAAAAGTTTATCAATAGACCGAAATACCTTATGTTCGAGCTCCTGCAAATAAGTCAGTAGCTCAAGATTGTACCTCGGTGAGCGCGGTGAAACAACTCGTGGGACAAAGCCAACCTTAGATTTTTCATTTTTCAAAAACACAGATACATAGGAATCTTGCCTCTGCACTCCACATTGCTGGAGGGAAATACAAGCTTTTTCATATCTTTCACGTTTGCGCCCAAGATACCTAGAAATAACATCTGGGTATGATCTCTTGAGGGTCGGAGTGAGTGAACGACATAACTTCTTCTTATATTTCCTGAGTGTATTGAATACGTGTGCTTGGGTAGGTTTCAAAGGAGGTACAAAGCATTCAATGCCTTGTATAACCTCCTTATGAAACAAAACTCTCTGAAGCACACCTTCAGCTAAGTTTTCAATACTGTTATTAGGAACTAACCAATTTCGATATGAGGAAACAGCACTATAAACCTCATAAAGTCGATCTTTACATTTTCCCACTATTTGCAACTCAAACTGTAATCCTAGTTTGTTAGCGTCCACTTCAAGGTAAGATCGTTGTACCTCAGTGCCTTTGCGAATAGTTGGGCCACGTTAATTGGACTGATCGAGGTCGAATTGGTAACCTGTACCATTCAACCACCTTTCAATCCAAGACGGGGTAATTAACATTAATAGGCGGAAACACACACCGCGATTTGGAAAACCGTCAAATTCACGCAACCTGTCACGAACTGCGCTAGAGGTAGCGATATTACGGCAATCGACATCATATTTATCTGGGATAAACACAAAGATAGCTGCAAGATTGATAGCGCGCTCGATATCACGCATGCGAGCGTGTGTGAACCAAACACAATTAATCTTATCAGTAGTCTCATCAATCTTTGCTTCCACAAAATCTGTATTTCCTTGGGCATTGATTGTGCGAACGAGATCACGTTGCAAACGTATTAATTTCAACCCAAGTGACTTCTGCTCCATAGCTTCTCTATATAAATATGTTTTAACATTACCAAGCATTGCAGAATGCAATTTCTTCCTATTAGATGGATGTTTAGCAGTGGGGAATTGGCAAGACCCCATTCTAACAAGATAGGACACCTGTATATCATAACCACGAAATACTGGTCCATCATTTAAAGCGTCATGAACAAACAAACGGTGGGTTGCGTCACCGTTAATGGAATTGCGTCCAAATGCACACCACTGGTACAAAAACCAAAATGCAATTGGAACAATCAACGTAAAGAATATGGCGAAATAAAATGTGGTATTTAGATGGAAAACTGGATGGTTAATATAATGCAACAGTTTTGTGGCAAATGCCACATGATACTGATTCAAAAATATATTTAAATTCTCCATCAATGCTGTTTTGCAGGAAGTTACAATTTATGCTCCGAAGATACACCCTGCCTTCAAACCCGTATACGAGAGATAAGCCCTACGCACAGCTGCGCAAATATGGAATCCAACACAAATATAATAAACAAATTAAAATTAAGCCTAGGTATCAATATACCAGACAAACAAAA